CTGTGGCCAGCAAGGCTATGCGAGAAAGGTATAACCATTAAAACTCGCATTCAGGTCTATTTAGACCTGGAAGTCATCTCCGCTGCGAAGCGTGAGCTGACGGTAATACCCCGAGACCTGCAGGTTTGCGCCGCCTCCGGTAGTCTGGATAGCGAATAGCGAGTTGCTCCAGGCGTAGCCCTGCGTAAGCTGGGCGTCGTATGTGCCTGCAAGTGCTGCGATTGCGTCTGCCAGGTTGCGCGTGACGATAACAGAGTCTCCGGATGAAGCAACAGTTGACGGGTCGAACGGCACTCCGGCCGTACGAGTCCGTCGTAGTGTGAGGTATAGGTGCGACCCTCGCGTAAGCGTTGTCGGGATCGGCACCGCTGCCTTTGCGTTAACTTCAGACGTGGCCCAAAGGGACGTTCCTGCGCTAGGCACCGTTGTGCCTTCCAACAGCAGGTCGATAATGCAGTCGCTGTTGGCTCCGCCAAACAGCGTTGCGGGGTTAAATGCTCCAGGTAGAAACGTGTTTGCGTTAATCGACTGCCCAACAGCCCCGGCTTTGTTGATCATTGCAGAGGACGAGAACTGCCACTGCGAGGGGATGTTGGTGCTTTGCCCAGCCCCTGCAATGCCCGCGCCAGTTCGCGCGGGCATGATGCTCGGCTGGCATAGGTCAAGGACGTAGTCCATGACGATGAAGCCTAGGCCGGTCGCAACAGGAACGTTTGCGCCGTAGCATAGGAAGAGTCCCTGCGACGTGTCGCGTGCGTCGAAGTTGCTGCCCTGTCCCGAGATCCAAAACGTTTTCTTTTCGTTGGTGTCCCGCTTATAAGTTACGCTGGTGCCCACCCACGGAGGGCTAATCGCGGTGTGCTCGTAGGACATAACGTTTTGCATGAACGTCGTAGCGTCGCCGCCGTTAGCAGCCGGGTTAGCTGGGTCACGCTCAAACGTGAGCATGATGCTGCCCGGGGTGGTAGTTGCGCACTGCGGAACGAAACGGTAGGTGATGCTCTGGTAGACGTATTTTTCGTAGGTGGTAGCGATAGTTGCCACTCGATCGTTTAGCAGAACTGGGTTGCAGTCGTGCACAGCCAGTAGACCGTTGCCGTATTTGTTAATACTGTCAACGCTGGTAATGAAGCTGCGCCCGGTAATGCGCAGTCCGCCACCGGACATCTGCTTTTGCGTGAAGGAGGCTTGAAGGCCGCCTGATACGCTGACGCCCATCTGCACAGGCGCGGCTGTAACGCGGGAACTGCCGCCTGTGCGTCGCATAGTACGCTTCTTAGAGTACTTCTTGCGTCCCTTAGCTTTGCTAGTATACTTCTTAAGCTTGCGTTTAACGTAAGCCTTCATGCCACGCTTAGGCTTTGCGAACCGGCGTAGCATCGAAGCTGCACTGGCAGTGCGGATGCGTAGCAGCAAGTGCGGTTGCGATAGCAGAAGTTACCGCGGCCACCGAGCCGAGGCCGATAGTAATTGGGTCCGCCGTTTTGAGGCGCGGTAGGGGAATGGCGCACCTTTGGTCGGATCGGAGCTTGTTTGAGATCCGGGCTGAGGCATGGGAATGCCGCCTCCGGATGGGGCTTGTGACCCGGGTTTCGCTGGCAGTTGTCCAGCGGGTCGGGCACTGTTCGCAGCTTGCGCTGCGAATTGATAGGCTTGAAGCGGGTTCTCCGAATTGGAATCGTGGTAGTAGCCGTAGCTATCTTGCCAGATTCCTAGCGGGTCTCCGGTTATAAAGCCTGGCGGCAAAGGACTTCTTCCTCCGTTTGCAAGGAATTGTGCTAGCTCGTAACCGGCGTAGCCCATTCCCGCCATAATGGTTAACGTTCCTAGTAGCAGTGACGCTGTTGCTGCGGTTGCGCCGACTGCAGCAGCCCAGACTGCCACCATTTCATCAATATCGAGTTCTGCGTTTCCTCCAGGAAGGTCTAGTGCCGCGTTTAGCTGTTCTTCTAGGCTAATCGGCTGCAGTTCGATTTCTGGAGCAAATTGTCCTTGCTCTGCTTCCTCTACTGGCGTAAAGTAGGGTGCAGAGTCAGGGGTAGGAGCTGCAGGGGTCGGCGTCGCTGGTAGCGGCGTCCGGCCTCCGAAGTAATCCGACCCCGGGCTTGGGGTTGTTACCCCCCAATCAGCCCACGGGGCTGCGAAGCCGGCCATTTAAGCAAAGGGGCGTTTGTTATTAAAACGTATCAATTGTGCGGTAGCCTTCACGATATTCGCGCGGGATTGCCTCTTGCTGTCGCGTGCGCGTTTTGCGCTTGTTACGACGCGTAGGGTTTTCGCGTTCATACTGCTCTGCGTAGCAGCGGTCAACTTCGTCCTTCATTTGTTTAATCGCGTTGTCCATGGATGCGCGGTTTCGAAGGCGTTTGTTGTTTTGTGCGGGGCTGCCACCTTGGCTGTTCGCATAGAGGAAGCGCTGAAAGTAGTGCCTTGCTATGTCTAGCAGGCACTCTTTCATTTGGATCGGAATGCCGTAAGCGTTAGCTTGTGCGTCGACTCGTTCCAACGCGTGTTGCCACCGTAACGGTATCACAGCGTTGTCTACTAGTCGCCCTTGGGGTCCGTCCCTAAGGGAACGATCATTTGAATAGGCGGCCATTAGCGGGGGCTTTCTTAGTGTCCCCGTTAGTCGCGCGACTAACCGACCCCTGACCGTGGAGGGTCTTGGTAGGTCCAACCCTCCCGTTATGGGGGTGCGCTGGGGTGTCCCTCTCTTGAAAATGGGGTTATAAACAAGCGGAAGGCTTCCCATTTCAATCAAAACGGCCCAAAGCTGTCCCAATGTCCCCGTAGCTCAGTGGTTAGAGCACCGACTTGTGAAAGTCGGAGGTGCAGGTTCGATTCCTGCCGGGGACACCCCTCGGTCTGTCAGTTCAGAATTCACCTGAATTGTGCAGTTGCTGACGCGTCTCCGCATTTCGCAGATGTCGGAGTCTCTGGGTTCCCAGGATGGCATGGCTGACCGTACGGACAAGTACACCGAACTGTTGGTCGAAAAGTCGGACGCTGTCAGCCGTGTTTGCTACTGGCACCACGCAATCCGCTCGAAGGAGTGGGAGCGCGTGGCTGAGGGTGCTTCCCGGTGTCTGTCGAAGGACGCCGCGGAACGCAGCCTGCGCCACTGGCAGGACATCGTAGAGGATCTGGATGTCAAGATCTCTCTGGCTGAGGTGGCCTGGTACGACAGTGCCGGCCTGATGGGTTCCGTCCCTAAGCCGCCGCGCAAGAAGTCTGTCGCGGTCGGCACTGATGAGCCGCTGGCTAAGCGCCTGCGCCTGGTGTCGACCGTGTCGGACGACGAGCTGGTGACGTGCACGGACGCGGCGCGTCGCATGGAGCTGCTGTACGACCGTGCGTACGGGCCTCTGGGGACTGGTGACGAGGCTCTGGTCGCGGCTGCCGATGAGGCGGAGCGCCTCGAGGATATCCTGGTTGCGCAGTACGGCAACGCGGACGAGTGGATCGCGGAGGCGTTGGATGCTGACGAGGCTGCTGACGAGGCATCTCCTTCGGATGCTGAGTCGGAGAGCCCGCCCATGATGGTGGAGATGGAGGTGGTCGACCTGACCATGATCTGAGATGTAAGAAAAACCCTGCCTGCCTTGTCTGCTTTTGTATTTGCGCACCCGCCCGTGAGTATGTCGTTTAGTTATGATACGAACAACTTGCGCGATATGCTGGACAAGCGCGAGTCTATATTTAAGGCACTTAGGCGTTACCGGGCTGACATGGCTCGGGCGCCTAACTACGAGGACTACCAGTTTGTCCGTCAGCTTTTTCGCGATGCTGAGTCTCGTTCTCAGATGCTCACGCGCGATATCAAGAAGCTTTATGCAAAGGGCGTTAGTTATAAGTTGCCTGGCCCTAAGCGTTTGGGCCGTGATCGTCGTTTGGCGGATCCTATCGGCTTTCTCGTTAGTAAGCCACGCGTTGCTTGGCCTTCCGAGATAGTTTAGTTTAATAGGGAAATAGTAACATCCCTTTAGGGTCAACGAGTTTGACCTCGGTGTTTAGTTCATTCGGCTTTTTCCCTAAGTCGCGAAGCCCGCCGAAGGCGCGCGAGCGACGCGTTAGCGAGCGAGCGTTGCTAGCGCAGCGTTAGGAGCGAGCGACGCGTTAGCGAGCGAGCGTTGCTAACGCAGTGGGGACCTTTTTTATGGAACGGACTCACTTTATATTAATGCAAGGGCACGGTAGTGCCCGTCCGGAGCACGCAACCCATCAGCGGCGTGGCGCGTTGCGCCCGCCAGTTGATGAGGTGTCTGAGAAGTGAGGGGTTTGCTGTTCGCAGCACCCCCTGTTTTCAGCCAGAAATGCCTGCCAAACAGTCCAAATACTGGCCCTTCACCTGGTTTATTCCAGTAGTGGAAGGGCAAAGCCATGTAGAGACCGCTAAGGCGGGGCTCGAAGTCGTCCGTGAGGTCGGGATCTGCCAGCACCTGTCGTATCTTGTGGCTCAGGCAGAGGTTTGCCCGACAACGGATCGCGTTCACCTCCAGGGGTACCTGGAGCTGAAGGAGCGGTGGACCTTCCACCGTGTCCGCACTCAGGTCTTCGGGCAGTATATGCCCGGGGCTCATATTAGTGCCGCTTTGGGAACGCCTGCGCAGAACCGTGTGTACTGCACTAAGGACGCTTCCCGTGTGTCTGATACCGATATCGTAGAGATCGGGGATATCAGCACGCATGATTATTCCGGAGGCGGTGAAAAGGCCGGCAAGACGCTGGACCGTGTCTTCGTTGATATTCGCACTGGAATGACCATGCTGGATATTATTGAGAAGTACGGTTTCGGTGTGTTTGCCGTGCACGAGCGTGCCCTCAAGAGTGCTATGTGCTCTTGGGGTGTTAAGCGCAGCCGCCAGCCGGAGATCATTCTGCTCATCGGTGCTAGCGGCAGCGGTAAGTCGCGCTATGTGGACCGCGTTTATCCCAACCGCTATCGGATGACCTTCGGCAACGGAGGCAACTCCGCCTGGTTTGACGGGTATAACGGCGAGTCTGAGATAGAGCTTTCGGAGTTTCGCGGACAGTTGCAGCTAAGCTTCATGCTGGATCTGCTCGACCGCTATCAGCTGAAGGTGCAGACGAAGGGCGGCACGGTTCAGTTCATCGCGCACACGATTATCATCACTTCGAACGAGGAGCCAGACGAGTGGTACCCTGGTTTAGAGAACCGGGTGGAGAAGATGAAGCCGCTGCTTCGGCGCATCGAGGAGTTCGGCAAGCGCCCGCGCTATATGACGGAGAACCGTCTGGCTTCAGCTAACGGCGAGCCTGGCCCCAGCGGTGTGTGATGTAATAAGCATCCTGAGTGTGGTAAGTCGCTTTAGATTCAAGGTCGTACAAAAGTGCTCTCCTTAGAGCACTTTTGCGAATTTGTGAATCTAAGATGCGACTAGTATTACCCACACTCAGGATACTTTGCTACCGGAAGGGCACGAACGGTCTCGTGATAAGGCTCGTGCCCAGGAGGTAGCTTTGTTTCCTGTTAAGGGGGGTTGGGGGCGAGTTCCCCCAATAGGTGGACCAGAGGATGCATGCTTGCGACGAACAAACAGGGCCCTTTGCGTTAGTGAAGGGCCCTGTTTGCTATGTGTGGACAGCTACCTTGCTGTGGCCAGCAAGGCTATGCGAGAAAGGTATAACCATTAAAACTCGCATTCAGGTCTATTTAGACCTGGAAGTCATCTCCGCTGCGAAGCGTGAGCTGACGGTAATACCCCGAGACCTGC